AGATATCGGTCAATGCTATTTTTGAAAATCTCAATCCGTAAATTATCATCGTCACAAATCGCAATTTTCATGTAAATCATTCCCTTGTAAACATTGTTTTCGCCATTTGCAAAAAAAAGTGTTTAAATATGTTATTTTTATTATAGCATCGTTAAATTTAGTTGTAAATAGACGTTTTGAGGTGATTTATGAAATGAAAATAATCAAAAATATACTAATTATAATAGGAGCTGTGCTTTTGCTTAATTACATTGTTTATTTACCAATGTGTGTAGACGATTATATCCGTGAAGAGTCAGAAGTGTATTCTGTCCAAAATGCGTACAGATCTTTTACCCTACATAAAAATAGCGCCCATGAAATAAAGCAGACCATGCTGCCGTTTTTATTCGCCCTGCCACTAAACAGAAAAGACTATATTTTTGATGTTACGAATAATTTCTATGCAATCATAAACATATCGGTGTATATCTGGCAGTTGCCAAGAGCAAACATTAGTGATATAATGGCAAAAACGAACGAATGTTCGGTTATATTTCCCGCAAACCGGGCATATACTGTAATGTAGGTGGTAGTTGCGACAGGGAGGGTTATTTATGGATTATAAAAAGGAAATTATTGAGATGGTTGAAAAATGCACGAATAATCATTGGATAGAAGTGATTTATATATTTGTGAAAAGGCTAATCGGATAACATTAAAAAAGACAAGGGTTTGCGCATTGCCCTTGTCTTTCTTTTTACTTATTAGAAATCATGTCAATAAGTTTTTCTAAATTGTCCCATCCCTCATCATCCAATCTGGCTAATGCAGACACGAGACGGTGTCGGAAAGAATCTTCTCCAGATTTCATTACGTCTGCAAGCATGGCAGAAATTTGTTTGTCTTTAATTCCGGGTACAAACATATCTCCGTTTCCAGTTCTGAGCCATTCTTCACTCACTCCAAACTCTCTGCATATAGATTTGATAACAGCATCTGTTGGATTTCTTAAACCAGTTTCATAATTAGTAATGGTATTTCCCTTTACTCCAATTATGTCTCCAAATGCTGTCTGAGTGAGATTCTGGGATTTGCGCACTTGTTTGATTCTGTCTTTCACTTTTCCTCACCTCCAATGATAATATATCATAAAAAACTCACAAAGTCAATATTTAGTGTTGACATATAACTCACGTCGTGATATTATAAACTCACAAAGCAAGGAGGTGAAAACATGAAATACAGTCCGCTCGGCAGTAAAAAAATGATATCTCAAACTTTCAATGGTGATTGCTTGAAAACCACTTTTGAAAGAGAGAACGAATTGAAGTCCGAATATGAAATTTATGTAAACTGGATGAATCCGGATCAGTTAGCAGAAGTTTCATTTCAGTTGCCATTCCACGATTGGCAGACACTTGAAAAGTCTGAGGTTTGGAAAAATCTGGATGAATTTCTTTCGGAAGTTCAAATCGAATATATTCCGAAGTACCGCCAAGTCCAACCAATTGTAGCGGAAAAGGTTGTGTATAGAAGTCTGTTAGGTTCTTTAGTTGCATTCTTTCGTGATAAATTGATTCACCAATAGCGCGCCCTTTTAAACATGAATAATGGGTTCCACTATACACGTAAGAAATATTTACGATTGATATGGCAATTCTGGAACGATTGATAATTTCAAAATGAACAATCAACTCATTATTATCTTTCAACTTGAAACCAATAGGAATAAACTCTATTTTTTTTCGAGATTGGAATAAGTTCCATACAGTTCCAGCAGACCCTATTAACCCAAGCATAAAGGAAACATTTTCAAACGTAATGATTTCTTTAGCCGATCTTAAAATTGAAACAATTTGATTTATTTTAATCACCTCCCATATACAGGGAGTATATCACAAGAAAAGAGGTGAGTATATGTCTGAAAAAGAAAAAAGAATCATTGAAAAGCTGAAAGAAGCGATTCCTAATATGTCAGAGTTTGACAAGGGATACATTCTCGGTAAGACGGAAAGTTTTTCTGAGAATAAGTCTGATGATTCTGACCAGAAAGAAAATAAGAAAGGAGCATGAAATGAGTGAAGTTGATACTTACATCAAAGAAAATGCAGAAGTTCATCAGTTCGCCGCAGAGGTTGCGAGAATCATATCAGGCATTCCACAGATGCCGGAGTTCTCATCAGAGAGTATGAGCGTATCTGATGCGAGTCAACTGATCGGACTTCCTGTAACATCAATTAGAGCAGGAATTGTGTACGGATGGTTGCCGATTGGTGTGGCTGTGCAGAATAATAAACCAGCAAAAAGCCTTTCCGGTGGCCGAATCACATACATCATAAGCCCTAGGAAAGTCTATGAAGTGACTGGTCATGTCTGGAAAGGCAAGGCTGCTCTCAATAAGTGAGTGCCCCGGAGGGAGTCGACACCTCCACCCCGGAGCTTTGCACCCACTAAAGTACCTTAGTGGATAGATACATTATAGTTCTCTATCTGCTAATTGTAAAGACGAATAAATATAAATAAGGAGAAATTAGCACGATATGAGTGAAATTAAAAACGAAAGCCAGCTTACATGGGCTGACATCGAAGTAGCACTTGCGACTGAAATTGTTGAGGAAAGCAAGAAGAAATCAAGAAAATGGTTCACAGCATGGATTGTAACAACAGCTGCACTGGTAGCGAGCAACCTTGCGTGGATCATAGGAGGTATCAGTGAATAATCTGAAAAACATCATCTGTGCCGCACTGATCGGGAGCTTTTCCACGTTTCTTCCATTCTGGCAGTGGGGCGGATCGGGTAAACAGCTTTTTGCGGCGGCAATGACCACGATGATTGTATATGGAATTCTCTGGGATATTGATACGCCAGAGAGAAAGGAGAATGAAGATGTTTGAGAAAGAAATTGACGAAATTTACGAACTCTGTAAAAGAGTTGCAAATGAAGTTCCGACAGCAAACGCCTCGTTCAATTATTCGATTTATGGCATGAGTGTATGTGGACTTAAAAGGAAGGAAGATGTCAGTCTTCCCGAAGGAAAATTTAAATGGGATTTGTATCAGAGTGTATCTTTTGATCCGTTTTACGAAAAAGAAAGTCGTGAAAGTCTCAATAAAATCAAAGCTTTCTTGCTGGAACTTCTGATAGATGGGGGGTGCCCGTTAAATGCTGAATCAGACAGAGCTGAAGCTCCTGCCGACAATGGAGCTGACAGCGACAGTGAACGAACTTCTGGAGGAGCTGAGCAGACGGAAAGCGTACATTCTTGACTGGGAGAACCCGGACATGTATCTGAATCATCTTGAGTATCATTGCGCTGGTGGAATCTTTCCAAGCGGCGAGCAGAATCCGGCGAGAGGAGATGGATCTGACAATGTGTATTGTTTCTTTAGTGAGGTGAGAAAAGATGCAGGATAGAATTAACGAAATCCTTGCTCTGATAGATGAGCAGCTTTCCCTTGTAGCTGATAACTACATCGAGAGTTCATATAAGGCGAGGACGCTGGCGAGCTACGTACAGGCCTTAAATGGGCTTTTAACGGCTCAGAAATCATATAAGGAGGAAAATATCGGTGAGTGAATTTGAAATCCGTATTCCGGCAAGAAAGAAGCAGCCGGCAACCGATAAGGACAATCCGGTTGTGAAAGTTTCACCAGGCGCATATAACGCACTGGTTGAAATCTATAATGAATCAACTTTATCCATGAAAGATATCGCAAGTTTACTGATCGTTGAGGGCAGCAAGCATGTGGTTTATGACAAGGAGGAATAGCAATGGCAACACCAGTATTAATTATTGGAAAATCTGGTTCTGGCAAGAGCACCAGTCTTAGAAACTGCCAGAATGAACACTGGAATCTTATTAGAGTATTAAATAAACCACTTCCGTTTAAAGGCAAGATTGACGGATGGTTTACAGATGATTACCAGCAGGTAATGAAGTGCCTGATCGCATCAAAAGCGGAGTCAATCGTAATTGATGATGCAGGTTATCTTATTACGAATCATTTCATGAAAGGACATGCTTCTGCCGGAAAAGGCAATGCAGTATTCGCTCTGTACAATGATATTGGAGACTATTTCTGGAATCTTATCCAGTTCATTGTAACAAAAGTACCGCAGAATAAAATTGTTTACCTTATGATGCATGAAGAAAAAGATGATTCCGGGGAAGTAAAACCTAAGACAATTGGTAAGCTTCTGGACGAAAAAGTTTGCATCGAGGGTATGTTTACCATCGTTCTTCGCTGCATCGAAGAGAGCGGCAAACACTTATTTGTCACTCAGTCCAGCCAGGGAGCAGTAAGTAAGTCCCCGATTGGAATGTTTGACAGTTTAACTATTGGTAACGACCTTGCAGAGGTGGATAAGGTTATTAGAGATTATTATGAATTAGGGGGAACAGATAATGCAGAAACCAAATAATTACGATACTACACAGGCAGCAGGAGAATTTGAGCCGATTAAGCTCGGCGGACACAAAATGGTAATTAAGCAGGTATCAGAGAAAAAATCCCAGGGTGGGCTTGATATGCTTGTTATCTTGTTTGATTTCGCAGAAGGTGATGAACAGGCGGGGTACTTTATGAAGCAGTTCGAAAACGATATCCGTCCAGACAAGAAATATCCGAACGCCGGCACTAACTATATGGTCATTGACGAGAGTGTAGATTATGGTGTCCGTAACCTTAAAACATTTATCACATGCGTAGAAAAGTCAAATCCGGGATTTGCCGTTAAGTGGGGCGATAATTTCGGGCAGCAGTTTAAGGGAAAACTGATCGGCGGCATCTTCCGTCTGGAGAGAGACTGGTACGACAATAAAGAAGTAAAACGTCACAAACTTGCATGGTTCCGCAGCGTGGAAGGAATCAAAGATGCAGATATTCCGGAAGAGCGTACCACAAAGGCCTATGACGATCATCTGAAGGAAGAAGCTATCATGGGAGCAAGTCCAGCAGGTACGGACTTTATGAGTATTCCAGACAGTGTACAGGAAGAACTTCCGTTCAATTAAAAGGATGTGTTTTTAATGGTTATACAAGTGGACACAAGGGAACATAAATCAGAATGGGGACGAATTCAGAGTCAGTTTGATAGCCTTGGAGTGCAGTATTTTCGCTCTAAATTGTATTGCGGTGATTATCAATCACTGGACAATGCAAAACTCTGTATTGACCGTAAAAAGGATTTGCAAGAGCTTTGCGGAAATGTCTGCCAGCAGCATGAAAGATTCAAAGCAGAGCTTATCAGAGCGCGTGAAGCAGGTATTCAGTTGATTATCCTATGTGAACATGGGCCAGATATTAAGTCCGTTGGTGATGTGTATTTTTGGGAGAACCCAAGAAAACACAAAGTTATCTGGAAGACGGTAAACGGTAAGAGAGTAAAGACTGTAATCTCTGACAAGGCTGTTGATGGCTGCCAGTTGTATAAATCTCTCTGCACAATCAGAGATAGATACGGAGTCCGATTTGAATTCTGTACAAAAGAAGAAACCGGGCGGCAGATCGTGGAGCTGCTGTCATGACTAAGGAAGAAATCAAACAGTCAGTGAAAATGTCGGAAATTCTTTCCAGATACGGACTAAGGCCGAATAGAGCAGGATTTATATGTTGCCCTTTTCATAAGGAAAAGTCAGCATCCTGCAAAATCTACGATGATTCCTTTTACTGTTTCGGCTGTGGAACCGGTGGCGATGTGTTTGATTTCGTGATGCAATACGAATCCATCCCTTTTAGCACTGCATTTATTGAGCTGGGCGGTACTTATATTTCAAAAAAAGGCAAAAGTCGTAACCAGATCAGGCATGAAGTGCGAGATATCAAAGCAAAAAGATACAATCCCGTTCAGGATCATAGTGAACTTGAACAGATAGAAAAGAATATACTTATGTACGAAACAGCACTAAAAACGTTCCCTCCTGATTCAGAAGAGTGGTATATGTGCCAATTTAATCTCGAGAAAGAAAAAAGCAGATATGAATTGCTGTCTGTTAAGTCAGGAGGTGAGAAAAATTCTTGAAAATATTGAAAATTTACAGGCACAAGACTTTATGGAGAAGCAGTTGTATGAAGAGCTTTTTGCGATAAAAAGTAAAATCGACCGCTCAGAAATCAAATTCAAACTGATGGACCGGGCAAAAAGTGTGAAAGCGAAACATATAGCAGAAGAGTTTATAAAGGAATTTCAAAAAGCAGAGCAGGAAAAAGAAAAAGAAGAAAAAGCAAATCGTTCCATGCAGCTGGTTGAAAACATCACAAACTTTTATCCTGATTCTGTTGATAAGGAGTATCCTAATATGGCTTGTGGCAGCTGGATAGCTACAGAGAATGGAATATTTTCTTCTGAAACATCTAAGGCGAGAGAACTTGTATGTCACCACCCGATCATGCCGATACGCCGACTGAAAAACATTGAAACAGGTGAAGAACAGATCACAGTGGCTTTTAAAAGGGATGGATATTGGACGGAAATAACTGTTCCGAAAATCGACATTGTGACTTCCAGGGCAATAACTAATCTTGCAAGGTTCGGGGTGCAGGTCAATTCAGAGAATGCAAGGCTTCTCGTAAAGTATCTGGCAGATGTTGAAATGTACAATGCCGATATGATTGACATACAGCACTCTACAAGCAAGTTAGGGTGGCATGGCGATGTGTTTGTACCTTACGACCTTTCGATCGTTTTTGACGGGGAATACCGCTTTAAAGCACTATTCCAGAGTATACAGGAAAGCGGAGATTACTTCAAGTGGGTGACTCTAGCTAAACAGCTGCGGTCATGCGGACGATTAGAGCCACGAATAGCGCTGGCGGCATCTTTTGCAAGTGTTCTTATACAGCCACTTGATGTATTGCCGTTCATCGTAGATTTCTACGGGCAGACAGGCGGTGGAAAGACAGTAACGATCAATATAGCGGCATCGGTTTGGGGAAACCCGGCACCGGGAGCTTACGTTGGAAACTTTCGGTCAACAGATACATCATTGGAGACCAGGGCAGATATGCTCAATAACTTTCCGATGATTCTGGATGATTCAAAGAACGCTTCTCAGTATATCCGAGATAACTACGAAACGCTTATATATAACCTTTGTTCTGGTAAGGGAAAAGCACGTTCAAATAAGGACCTCGGAGCAGCTAAGGAGAATATATGGAGCAATGTGACCATTTGCAATGGTGAGAACCCTATTTCGGAATTTGCAGATTCCGGCGGAGCAATCAACAGAATTATTGAAATTGAGTGCTGCGAGGATATTTACGAGAATCCAGCAGAGATTAACGGCATTGTCGTGAAGAACTATGGTTTTGCCGGAAGAGTGTTTGTTGGAAATCTCAAGCAGTTCACGCCGGATCAGTTAAAAGAAATGAAATCTGAGATTGAAAAAGGGTTTGATGGTTTTGATTTTCCGGCAAAGCAAATCATGGCAATATCTACGCTTCTGCTGGCTGACAAATTAGCTACAGATTTCATATTTAAGGATGGACGTGAGCTGACGGTCGAGGACGTTGTGGACATACCTACACGTAAAAAAGACGTATCTGAGGGACAGAGGTGTTATGAATTCATTCTTGAAAGTCTTTCCGTGTACGGGCAGCACTTTGATGCTCAATTCAGTTGCGATCAATGGGGATTCAAGGAAACGCCAGATGAGTATGGAGATGTATATGTATATTTTTATCCGAAACCTCTTGAAAACCTTTTGAAAAATAATGGATTCTCCAGAAAAGCCTTTTCTGCCTGGGCAATTAATCGAGAATTGATTAAGCATACAGGAAAGAGAGATACGGTGCTAAAAAGGGACGGAGGAAGCGTGATGAGGCTTATCGCAGTAAAAGTCATTAACATAAAGGACCTTGAGAGCGAGCAAGAAAATGGATCAGTTGAAGCTGATTTCGCACCCGCCAGCGAAGGAACGAATGTTCCATTTTCATAATTTGTAACCATGTAACCGTTGTAACACGAAAAAAAACGTCCTATAGGAGAAAGTTTGAGAGTGTATAAAAAACATATACTCTAGTGATTCTCCTATATGAAAACCTTGGTTACATTGGTTACACGGTTACATATCTCTGAAACCCGCATAAAATAAGGGGTTTTGGCGTAACCAATAGGTCGAAAAAGTCGGTTACACGTTGGTTACAAAATTAAAAAGTATATACAATTAGATTTATTATAGCAAAATTAATTGAATATTACAAAAATATTTAGTTGACATAATTTTTACAAGGAGTGGTTACAAAATGAAAAAAGATGATCTCAATAAAAAGCAAAGATATGCATTAGACACAATGCTGTCTGGCAGTAATGTTTTTCTGACAGGTGATGCAGGAACCGGCAAGACAACAGTTATCCAAACGTTCATCGATGAGGCAGAAAAAGCTGGTAAAAGTGTTCTGGTATCTGCTACTACCGGAATAGCTGCGGATAATATCGGATATGGGGCAACTACCGTACACCGGGCATTGAATATTTCAATTAAATTTGAGGACTATAAGAAAAAGGTGAAATCCAGAGCTGAACTTCTGAAAGAAGCAGATGTTCTTATCATTGATGAAATCAGCATGTGCCGGTTCGATTTGTTCAATATGATTGCAAAGACGATCATCACGGAGAATGAAGAGAGAGCAGTTGACAGACTTCTGATCGGAGAGGACAAAGAAGACGTTCAACTGATCGTAATTGGTGATTTCTACCAGCTTCCCCCAGTTATCACGACAGATGACCGCAAAATTCTCTGCCGGATGTATGGATCTGATTATGGAAAGGGCGGAAAGTACGAACACGGATATGCCTTCATGTCTGAATACTGGAAAGATATGTCATTCGAATATATTAAGCTTGATGAAGTATGCAGGCAGAATGATGAGGGATTTAAGTATGTGCTGAATGATATTAAATATGGCAACAATATTAGAAAATCCATTGCATATCTGGAGAACAACGAATCAGACAAGGTTATACCGGAAGCACCGTTCTTGGTTGGCACTAATGCAGAAGCTGACAGAATTAACAATACTTTCCTTGGCAAGTTGGATAAAAAGACCGAAAAAGTGTTTCATGCAGCAGTTGACGGCGAGCTAACATCTGCCGATATTAAGAACATTGCATTTGCCAGAGAGGACTTAATTCTTAACATCGGTGCAAAAGTGATGATTACAGTCAATGATCTGTCTGGAAACTACGTTAATGGAACGATTGGCATCATTCAGAAAATTGTGGAAAACGGAGAATTTGAAGAATCTTATCTGGTTATCAAGACTGATAAGGGCAAAACAGTTAGCTTGTACAGATACAGCAAAGACATTGAGAAACAGGTTATTGAGGAATCTGAACAGGAAAAAGACGGTCAGAAAATCGTAAAAGAGAAGATTGTCCGCAAAAAAGTAGGTTCTTTCTCTCAGTTCCCAGTGAAACTTGCCTGGGCGATCAGTATTCATAAATCACAGGGACAGACATTCGAGAAAATCAACATTGATCCTTGCTGTTGGGATCCTGGGCAGTTCTATGTGGCTGTTTCCCGGGCAAAATCCGCTAATGGTATACATTTTATCAGACCGATAAAACAAAGCTATATTAAGGCGTTTAGTAAGGATAACGAGCGACTTCTTGAACAGAGTTTTGAGGTAGAAGAAGGTGTATAAGTATGAGAGTGACACACGAGCAGATACCGAACACTATTAAGTTCTTGCAGATTGACTTCCCGGCACTGGTTCTCCAGACTGCCGGAATCGAAGAAAATGATGAATACTGGCAGCAGGTGACAGAACAGATTCATATCATGTCAGAAAAATATCGAAAAAACGGGTTTGTAGATCATATGCTATTGGCTTATGCGGACTATCTCGAAAAAATGTTTAAAAGAGCGCAGAAGATGAAAGAGGAGCGTGAGAAAAATGTACAAACAGAAGTATAAAGAAGGTCAGCAGATTCACAAAGACATATATCTGTACATCTGCCGGTATATCAAAGAACATCGGTACGCACCGTCTTACAAAGAGATTGCCGACGGTGTCGGTGTGTCAAATGCCACGGTGCTTCGCCACATGGACATGCTGCGAACGGATGGATTGATCGAAACGGATCACCCGAAGACACCGAGAGCGTTCCGGTTGACAGGATATGAATTAGTGACAAGGAGGAAGAAACATGAAACTGTATGAGCTGTTCAAAGGCGCTGAATACGTTGGAGAGTTCACCCTTGACGAGATCGCAAGTATCACAGGAGCGCATCGGAGCGCACTACTCAACAGCGTGGCGCGCGGCGTTCTCGTAAATGACTTGTGGGACGTCTCTCCGGCTTACGATCGGACTTTAAACCGGAATGACGACAGTTCATTGCTTAAGCAGTTTGAAGCTGTTACAGGGCAAATCAGGAGGTGCGTGAAGCGTGAGCAGTAAACTTAAAGCAAAGCCACGAAAGCAGAGACTTCCTCTAGCTCAGCCCAATCAGGCAGCACAGGCATTTGGGCGAGCAATGATTAACTGCCATAGTCAGATTAAAAGTATGGAGAAAGAAGCTTACGAAAACGGATTCAACGATGGGGAAGATTGGGCTGATACGATTAATGTCGTTACGACCATGATGGCCCTGAGACGTTTATATGGCTTTTCTACGAAACGTTTACTCACAGTCATGCAGACTGCTAACGAGTACGTTAAAATGGCAAATAGGGGCGAAATGAGCGTCCTGAGCATGATGCAGGACATTGAGGAGAACACAGATGTAATATTTGATGAGATGAATAAGAATCTGGTTAAGAAGATGGGAGTATAAAATCATGTACCAACTGCACAATAGCGTGTCAGTTGCTTACATGGGGAAAGTGAGGATGGAAAATGGATAAATTAAAACCATTAAAACCGTGTCCGTTTTGCGGAGGAAAGGCAGAAATGCTGATTAATGAATATAACGATTCAAAAAAAGAATATCTTGTAGCTTGTACAGAATGCGATGGAATGGTGGAACGCTGGAGAGAAACAGAGGAAGAAGCCGTAGAACAGTGGAACAGGAGAATAAGTGATAAGGAGGACGCAAAATGTTAATCAGAAGCCAGGATAAACGCATATTAATCAATATGAACAACGTATCAAGCATAGAAGTGGGCGATGATAGATTAAGATTTTTTGCTGATAATGGTGATGCTATTTATGATATTGGAGAGTATTCGACAGAAGCAAAAGTTATAAAGGTACTGGATATGATTCAGGATGCATACATGGAATACAAATCTGGTGAAATTGTTGGCAATGGGCTGGCGGGATCAGCATACACGGGAAGCTATGATACAAAAGAAAGTGTGGCGCATGGAATTGCTGTATTAAAAGGCTATGGAAATGAGATAAGAAAATCAATCCTGTTTCAGATGCCAGAAGATTCGGAGGTGGAAGTATGAAGCATGTAAAAGAATTACTGAAAAAATACATTGAAGCTGACATTCAAATCCTCGAAGAAAGGGATGCATTTATAACTTATGTGGAATTAATTGATGAGTTGCAAGAAGCCATCGAACAGGATGAGAAAGAAAACGGATGGATTCCAGTCAGTGAGAGATTTCCAGAAACAGATGATTATATTCTTCTCTCTTTTGCGAATTACTCAATCCCAATAATCGGAAGATGTGAAAGAGATAAAGATGGCAACGGCATTTTTTACGCCGGTGACGATTTAATATCTTGTTTAGGTAATGATTTATATGTCAACGCCTGGATGGAATTGCCGGAGCGCTATAGGGAGGACGAATCATGATTACATTCTTATTAGGATTCACCCTTGGAATCATAGTCGGAGTGGCCGGTCTTGCATGTGCAGCGATCATGTACGATAAGCACCACCCAGACGAATAGAAAGGAGAACGGTATGCTGACAAGGAATAAAAAGCTGGAAGACTATGGTATTCCGGCAGATGACATTGAAAAACTGAATACGATGTTAAAAGACTTTCCGGCAGAGTACGGATACCTGCTTTCCGGTGCCGCCTTGTCAGCTTGCCCGAAGAACACGGTGATAGCGGATATGGTTATTGAGAATATCCTACACCGGAAAAGTTACAGGAAAATCAGTAAAGAAAAATATATCCCGATGAACCCGAAAGACTTCTACGGATACAGGCGTAAGACCGTCGCTGTACTGTATGAGAGGATGCGGTTATTGGGAGTGTGGGAGGATGAATAAATGCGTTTAATAGATGCGGACGATTTAATTGAATATATTAAAATCTGGGAAATTGGAAATAGTATTAGTTCCGACCAAAAAGAGTTTATTGATTGTGTCAACAGGCAGCCGACAGTTTTTGACGTGGACAAGGTTGTGGAACAATTAGAGAATTATTTGTTTGAAAAATATTGCATAGAAGGAGATACAACAATTGATGAAATTGTGAAAGGCGGTGGAGTTGAATGAGTAAATCAGTATTAGTGATGGATACGCCAAAATATTGTGCTTTATGCGTTTTACGCAGTGGAGTGCATCACCCGTTCTGTAGAGTAAACAATAGAGATATTACAGATTTGAGTATTAGACCTGATTGGTGCCCACTGAAGCCATTGCCGGAGAAAAACACTACCGAGAATGATATGACAGATTATCAGTGTGGGATGGTCGATGGTCGGAATCAGTGTATTAATGAGATACAGGAGGAAATTCTGATGATTAATTTAACAGGAAAAAGCGTGTTCGTAAAAACGCAGAAAGAATATGAAAATATTCTTAACATTGCAAGGTTACAAGGTTTTGATAAATGGTCTGATAAAGTCAGTTTGTCATCTAGGGATATCAAACTGCCAAATATTTTGATTTTTAAGGATAATGGAACAGTTGCTTATTGGAGTGATAAAGGAGTGCTTGAAGCATCCGAAATTATCGAATATGAAGAAAAAATCAAGGATGCAGTAAAACTTGTCAGAACATTTGCTAAAAGCCCAGACAGAACAGCATTGATTGACTCGCTTATTAAGTCCTTGAAGTTACTTGCAGATACTGTAGAAAGTTAGATAGAAGAGGTGAGGTAGATGAGTAAGAAAGTAAAGTGTTGCGAATGTGATTCTTTTATGGGCTGGGCTTTGCCAGAAGGGGTAGATAAAGACAATTATGAATATGCGAAAATAGTTTTGAAGTTAGCATCTACTACAGGAGTATGCGAATACACCATGAAAACCAAGACAAGATTGCATGAGCAGTATTGTAGAAAATTTAAAAAAGACGATTTTTTAGAACGACATAACGATTTTTTTAAAGACAAAATTTTAAAACTTGAAAACATGATCAAGGAATATGAAAAAGAAAATTTTGTGGAAGTAGACGAATCGTGGAAAATTCTATTTATGAAAAGATTTCAAGAGGTGAAGTAGATGAAGAGATTAACAGAAAGAGTGAATGACGGGCTCATAATGACGAAGCAGGATAGCGGCGATAATGTGTCGTATTACTGGGATTGGGATGAGGAAAATTTTAAAGTGGCTGAAAAACTTGCTACTTATGAAGACTTAGAAGAACAAGGCTTGCTGGTGAGATTGCCGTGTAAGGTTGGCGATATAATGTTCAGGATTAATAAGGGTGCTAAAAATCCCGTTATCGAATTAACAGTAACGCAAATTGACATAACAACAAGGTCATACAATCTGGAAGTAATTGATAGAGATTGCGGCGAGTTAATGTGTTTCAAAAATGATATTGGCAAGACAATATTCCTCACCCGTGAAGACGCTGAGAAGAAGCTGGAGGAGATTCAAAATGACAAGACCTGAGATTACAGCAGAATTATCAGCCATGCTTGAAAAGAAAATAAATCCTCACAATGATCCACGTATTTATTGGGCTAAGGAAGTTACATTCGATTATTCGACAGATCATGCGGTGAGGGTGGATTACATGCGGTTCGTGCCAGTAAATAATAGTGTGTCCGGGATAGAAAAAGGAGATTTCTATTGCTATGAAATTAAATCATCTGCTGAAGATTTTCGTTCTGGTCATGGGTTGAATTTTGTTGGTGATTATAACTACCTGGTTATGCCTACAGATGTATGTGCTGCGGTATCCCTTGAAATTCCACATTATGTAGGAATATATGTACCAGAAGCAAATGACCTTACATGCATCAAAAAAGCAAAGCGAAGAAATCGGACAAGGCCTGTGTCTGAAATACTTTTGATGATGTTCCGGTCTGCGAATAGAGATTATAGAAAAGCAGTAAAACAGTTGGAGGAGATGAAGAAAAATGAGTGATAAACTTACACCAGATATAACCCCGCAGCTCGCCGTATCAGCATTCGCAGTGTTGCATCAATATTGCAGCTCAATCAGTCCGCATGATTGCATCAGATGTGCATTTTACGAGCATTGCCCGGAGTGTTTCATGGGGTGTCCGGGAGATCAGGGCGAGACGATCAGAAAATTACAAAGCAATGAATAAAATTAGAGAGTCGGTATTTACCGGCTCTTTTTTAGCATAAAATTCCTCAAACATGTACCACAACTTTTCTACTTACCTGTGATAGAATATACTCAGAAGTGTTACTATGCGATTTTATAGCTTAATTCAGAAAGGATATGATTGGATGTTGATAAGATGGCAAACGAGAAAAATTTAATACCGAATTCTGAACGAACTCCGAGCGAACTCCGAGAAATAACTAAAAAAGGCGGTATTAAGTCGGGAGAAGTACGCCGTCAAAAAAAGACCCTTTCTGAATTAGCAAAGATGATAGCCGAGAACCCTGCCCCGACTGCTGCAAAGAAGAAGCTCACAAAGATGGGTATATCTGATGAGGACGCGGACAACAACGCCTGTATTGTAGCTGCTGTATACGATAAAGCTATCAAAGGGAACATGCAGGCAGTGGACAAATGGGAACAGTTAGTAGCCGTATCAAAATCAGACGAAAGCAAATATGAACTTCCTGCCAGAGTGCTCGGCAAGGCATTCGTGGATATTAACCGACAGATTAAGCCCAACATTGAATATGTATTCGAGGGCGGCCGAGGCGGTCTGAAATCTTCATTCGTAGCTTTTAAAATTGTTGAGCTTATCAAGAATAATCCTCAGATGCACGCTTGCATTACAAGACAGGTGGCCGGTACTCTGAAAGATTCTGTATACGCTAACATGAAATGGGCTATCAACGAACTTGGACTGATGGAAGAATTTGAATGTAAGGTGTCGCCACTTGAGATCAAGTATATTAAAACGGGGCAGACAATATACTTCCGTGGTCTGGATGATGAAACCAAACTAAAATCTATTAAACCGGAGTTTGGATATATCGGAATCCTCTGGAAAGAAGAAAAAGATCAAATGAAGGGAGATGCTCAGGAACGTTCTGTTAATCAGTCAGTGCTTCGTGGCGGCGATGAATCCTATGATTTTTCATCATATAACCCACCAAAATCAAAATCAAACTGGGTAAACAGGATCAAGCTCACACCTAACCCGAAAAGAGTTATTCATCATTCGAGTTATCTGGAAGCCCCGGCGGAGTGGCTTGGACAGAAGTTTATTGACGATGCAGCGCATCTGAAAGAAATTAATCAAGAAGCCTACGAGCATGAATATTTGGGTGTTCCAAATGGTGACGGTGGAAATGTATTTGAATATCTGGAGATTAGAGATATTACAGATGAAGAGATCAGCCATATGGATCGCATTTTCGCTGGTGTAGATTATGGATGGTACCCGGATGCCTTCTGCTATCTCCGAACTTATTACGATTCTGCTAGAGAGAGAATATACCTGATTGACGAATTGTATGTAAATAAATGGAGCAACTCCAAGACCGCTGATTGGATCAAGAAAAAAGGCTATGACGATTATACGATGATATGTGATTCTGCGGAACCCAAGTCCGTGAACGACTTCCGGGACGCCGGGCTTCCTGCCAGAGGAGCAATCAAGGGACCGGGCAGTATCGAGTATGGTTTTAAATTCTTGCAAACAAAGACTATAGTCATTGACCCGAAGCGAACACCGAACGCATACAAGGAAATTACGGAGTATGAGTATGATCGGGACAAAGAGGGAAATGTAATAAGCGGTTATCCTGATGGAAACGATCATGCAATTTCGGCACTCAGGTATGCTTATGAGCCGTTATTTAACAGGAGGGGGTACAGTGCATAAAATATTAGATAGGTACTTTTCAGATAAAATAAATAAATTCTTAAGCATCGGTTTAAAAATATATGGATCATCTGACATTAACGAAATCTTAAAAGTTGTAGAATATGAAGACATTATTGTGCGAGATACTTCTGTAAGATGGATGGATTTTAAAAGGTAGATTAAATGGGACTTATAACAACACTAAAAAGGTGGTTTAACATGATTTTCAAAAAACAAGCCGAAGAGGATTTTAATATCCAGGCGGCAGAATTTCCAGAGATGGAATCACTGATTAACCGGTGCGCGAACATTTACAGGGGAGTTCCGGAATGGTTAGATGACAAGAATAATATCAAGACGATTAATTTTGCTAAATCTGTGTGTTCTGAGACTGCCAGACTCGCAACATTGGCGATCGGCATTCAGATAGATGGCTCTGCAAGGGCAATATGGTTACAGGAGCAGATAGATAAAGTATATTTCCAGATCCGACACTGGGTAGAATACGGCTGTGCTTACGGAACAGTATTTATCAAGCCGAACGGCGAGAGCCTTGACATATTTATTCCGGCAGACGTGATGATTGTGGATTATGACAATCAGGAAATCAAAGGGATTATATTTAAGGATTCTTATACTGTTGGACGGAAATACTATACACGACTTGAATATCATAGATTTGTTGAGACCACTGTGGACGGAGTAACGACCTATCCGTATTATGTTTCAAACAGGGCTTATGTGTCGAAATCCCCTCAGAGCATCGGTGATAAAATTGACCTTAAACAGACCAAATGGGCTGACCTAATGGCAGATACGCCGCCGATACTCAAGGCAAACGGTGAGAAGCTGGACGGAGCTTTGTATGGAGTTCTACGGACACCGCAGGCGAACAATGTGGACATTAGTACACCACTGGGGCTTCCAATATTTGCAGAAGCAATTGAAGAGTTAAAAGACCTGGACATTGCATACAGCCGAAACGCAAAAGAAATTCTTGATTCTAAGCGGACTGTTCTGGCGGATGATCGACTGCTGATGCCGAGCGGTTCACCTGTCTCCGCTATGACACCACAGGCAATGGAACATAGATGCTTAGAAATGAGCTTACCAGATTATGTGAAAAACGTATTCGGACAGGACGAGAAAGAGTTTTATCAAGAAATCAATCCGGTTCTCAACACAGATACCCGTATAGCCGGCATAAATGCCATTTTAAGCCAGCTGGGGTACAAGATTGGATTCTCAAACGGATACTTTGTTTTCAACGAATCTAGCGGCATTCAGACAGCCACGGGAGTAGAAGCGGAACAGCAGAGGACAGTCCAATTCGTCAAAGACGTGAGGGATAAGTTGGAATCTTGTTTGGATAAAGTTATTTACGCATTGAACGTCTACGCTGACCTGTACGGACTTGCACCTGTCGGAGCTTATGAAGTCAATTATGATTTCGGAGATATCCTGTATGTGCGTGAAAACGACCGTGCAAGATGGTGGCAGTATGTGACTACCGGCAAGGTCCCGGCATGGTTGTATTTCGTGAAGTTCGAGGGAATGACTAAGGAAGAAGCGAAAGCAATGGTCAAAGAAGCTCAGCCAGACGAACCAAAACTGTTTGGAGATGAGTAGTTATGTTAAGCCCAGAATATTTACGGCAAATTACAGAGGGCAGTGAACAAATTGCAGAAGAACTGCACCAGTATATCATCTCTGAGATCGTGTCGCGAATGATGGCAAGAATCGGCAGAGGCGAGGATTATATCCTAACCAATGCCGATGCGTGGCGAATCAGAACATTGCAGGAATCTGGCGAATTGCTAGAGGACATTCTGGCAGAATTATCCAGATACACCAAGCGCGAACAACAGGAGCTTCTTGAAGCGTTTGAGGATGCCGGAATCACTGCAATGGACTATGATGATAAAGTCTATAAGGCGGCGGGGCTTAGTCCCGTACCGCTTGAACAGTCTCCGGCTATGATAAGGCTCATGGAGCGAAATATGCTTGCGACTATGGGTGAGTGGAAGAACTTCACGAGAACAACCGCAAGTGTCGCTCAGAGGCTCTATATTGAGCAATGCGACCTTGCATATAATCATGTAATGACTGGGGCAGTTGGGTATACGCAAGCCATCAAAGAGGCAGTTAATAATGTTGTATCAGATGGTGTCACCGTCACATATCCATCTGGCAGAAAAGACACGATTGAAACCGCAGTTGCGCGTTCTGTCAGAACTGGTGTGGCACAGGCTACGGGAGATATATCCCTAAAACGCATGGAAGAAATGGACTGGGATTTAGTTCTAGTCAGTGCTCACATAGGAGCCAGAACGGGTGACGGCGGCCAGAATCCGGGCAATCACTCATGGTGGCAAGGAAAGATATACTCTCGTTCTGGCAAGAGTAAGAAATTTCCACCGTTCTCATTGACCGGATATGGGACAGCAAGCGGATTGTCAGGGGTCAACTGTCGGCATAGCTTTGGAGCCAGTGACGGGGAATTTAATCCCTATACAGAACTATCAGCACAGGATAAAGCTGACAAAGGTAAACAGTACGAAAAAGAACAGCGACAACGTACTTATGAGCGGAGAATCCGCAAAACGAAGAGGGAAGTCCTTGGATTGCAAGCAGGAGTTGACAATGCACCGAATGAAAAGGCAAAATTCGCACTCCAGCAAGACCTTGACCGGAAGTCTTATCTTTTGCAGAAGCAAAATGCTGCATATAAGGATTACTGCAAGCAGAACGGGCTGAGAGAACTACAAGACCGGCTCATGATTGCTAAGTGGAACCGCCAGAACGCCACAAAAGCCAGAGGAGCGGCGAAACGGTATAAAACAGCAAAGGGGATTGACTGATGGACAGATGGGAATATTACAATCCGAATCCTGCCGGGAATCGAGTCGGAGATTGTGCTGTCCGGGCAATATGTAAAGCAACCGGGTTCGACTGGGAAACGGTATTCGCTGGATTAATGATACAGGCGTGCGCTCTGTCAGATATGCCAAGTGCAAATTATGTCTGGGGAGCGTATCTCTATAAGCATGGATACAGGCGCAAACTGATTGAGCAGTCAGAACGATATATCTATACAGTCAACGACTTTTGTACAGACCATCCGACAGGTACATACATTCTCTGCATAGATGGCCATGTGGTGACGGTGCAAGAGGGCAAATATTTCGATACATGGGATAGCGGTAATGAGATCCCGGTATACTACTGGGAAAAGGAGTAGCTAAATGAGCATATCAGAATTTGTACAGATTTTTCTCTCTATCTGCGGAGGGGTATCTATTGTCGGTGGGGCAGCGGCCGTAATCTTTAAGTGGATTACTCCGGCGTTCCGGCTTAATAAACGAGTGGAGACGCTGGAAGAACATGACAAGCGAGATTATGAAAGTCTTCAGAGAATTGCAGAACGTGATTCATTAATTCTGGAAGTGTTATCAACCATGCTGGACAGTCAGATCAGCGGGAATAACGTGGAGGAATTAAAAAAAACAAAACAGAAGCTTACAAATTATCTTGCACAGAATCAGCGTTAGCATTAATAAGGGGTATGCTCATGAAGTTATATGTATTCACTAAGAAAGATATAGACAGGTTCTTGGCAGAGTGTAATTTTACACCGGATGAGGAAAGACTATTTCGATTAAGATGTAAGGAATATACGCTCGAATACTGCGCCGAACAGATGAACGTGAGCATATCTACGGCGAAACGATTAAGCCGCCGGGTAAACAATAAAATAATTAAAGTGTGTTAAGACGACAATAAAAGTCCCCGGGATTATCTCCCAGGGGCTTATTTTTATTTCTCCATTTCGAGCCAGATTTCGCACTGCTCGCCGTCCTTTTCGTAACTGACAACCTCGCCAGCTTCCAGGCGTTCCCGCCAGTCTTCCGGGTAGTTTTCCGGAATATAGATGCAGTTATTTTCGTATACTGCATTCCCTCTTGCTTCTGACATCATATATTCTGCCATGTCTTTTTCCTCCTTTACACCCTCTCGTGGGCTGTGTACTTTTCTTTAACTGTCTTTATTATACATATATGTGCGTTATATGTCAAGCGTATATGTGCGTTATTTTTAATTTTTTTCTAACCTGTCGAGTTCTGACAGAACAACATCCCGGATAAAGGCACTGTTGCTCTTGCCGAGGTCGAGCTTTTCAATCCTCTCTTTAGTTCCTTTTGGAAAGACAATATTCAGTCTATAGTTGTTGTTCTCATACTTCCTTACCGCTCTTTTCTGCGCTTCTGTTGCCATGCTAATCCTTCCTTTTTCCTCAATTATAAATCTATGTGCGTTATTGCACAATACTTTTTCGATACTTTTTTGAACTTTTTAGATTGATACATCTATGCAAAAATATAATCAGAAAGGTGGTGCATAAGATGGCATTATATAACAATCCTTATCAATATAGCTTTGGCGTTCCGGGACAGATGAATCAGTTCCAGCAACAGCCTGTCCAGATGCCGGCTCAACCAGTACAGCAACCCCAACAGAATAATAATGGCATCCTGTGGGTATCTGGAGAAGTCGGTGCAAAATCCTATCTGGTAGCACCCGGGACAAGCGTTTTGCTGATGGATTCAGAGAGCGAAAAGTTCTATATAAAATCCACTGACGTTTCCGGTATGCCACAGCCATTACGAACATTTGAATATCGCGAGGTAGGCGCTCAGATGCCGCCTAAACAGCCTGCTCAGAACATGGACAAATATGTCACCAGACAGGAATATGACGATTTAAAAGCTAAATGCGACGCTATAGCAAACCGATTAAATTCTTTTTCTGAACCTGTTAGAGCTAATACCGCGCAGGAATCAGCAGCCAAGGGAGGAAACGCAGATGAGTAATCCATTATTTAACGTGCTTGGTGGTGGAATACCGCAGGGAAACGGACCAATGCAGATGATACAGCAGTTTATGCAGTTTAAGCAGAATTTTAAGGGAAACCCGAAGGAAGAAGTCCAGAAGATGTTACAGTCTGGGAAGATTTCTCAACAGCAACTTAACCAAGTTCAGCAGATGGCAGGACAGTTTCAAAACCTGCTGAAGAATATGAAATAGTACATTACAATCTGGCCAGATTGATGTAAATACACAAAAAGGAGATTATATTATGGATGGAAATTATAGCTTAGCAGATATTGCCGCTGCTACTGGAAACGGTAGAAATAATGACGGCATGTTTGGTGGAGATGGCAGCTGGTGGATTATTGTTTTATTCATTTTTGCTTTCTTCGGATGGGGAAACAATGGTTGGGGCAACAATGGCAATGGCGGTGGATATGCGGCCACAGCAGCTACTCAGGCAGACATTCAGAGAGGATTTGATAACTCCGCAGTAATTAGCAAACTTGACGGGATCAACAATGGACTCTGTGATGGATTCTATGCAGTGAACAACGGTATGCTTACCGGTTTTAACGGAATCAACACAAACATCATGCAGACTGGCTTTGGAATCCAGCAGGCAATCAATGCTGATACTGTAGCCAATATGCAGAACACCAATGCTTTACAGGCACAGCTTGCAAACTGTTGCTGTGAGACTCGGGAAGCTATCCAGGGCGTAAACTACAATATGGCGCAGAACACCTGCGCATTGCAGAACACGATGAACAGCAACACAAGAGACATTATCGACAGCCAGAACGCAGGGACAAGAGCGATTCTTGACTATCTCTGCAATGAAAAGATTTCTAACCTGCAGGCCGAGAACAATGATCTCAGACGTGCCGCTTCTCAGGATCGCCAGAGCGCACTGCTCACAACTGCAATGGCTTCTCAGACGCAGCAGCTCATTAATGCAATCAATCCAGCGCCGATCCCGGCATATCAGGTCCCTAATCCGAACACATATTACGGATGCGGATGTAACACTGGATGCAATTGCTGATAACTTCATATCGAGAGTATCTTTCGATTGATTTCGGATGTCGGCTTATGCCGTATTACACAGAGGGGCAGGCTGAGACCTGTCCTTTTGTGATATGAAAGGGGTAAAAATTATGGCAGAATTTACAAGTGTAGCTGCTCAGACTGTAGCAGCTAATGGAAACGTAGTATTTTCAAATACAGCAGTTAAGGGTTCTAACTGCATTCAGCACAGAGAGGGAAGTGGAATCATCACTCTGAGAGGATTGACTAACCAGTGCAAGGCTAGATTCTTTGTGGATTTTTCTGGTAATATCGCAATTCCAACAGGTGGAACTGTCGGAGCTATCTCTTTGGCGATTGCAATCTCTGGCGAACCTGTATTATCTTCACAGATGATTTCCACGCCGGCGGCAGTAGACCAGTACAACAATGTGTCCTCTGGTATCTATATTGATGTACCTCGCGGATGTTGCGTTAATATCGCAGTAGAGAACACGAGCGATCAGGCTGTTTCTGTTGCGAATGCAAACATTGTTGTGACCAGAGAAGCGTAGGAGGTGTGATTATGAGAGACATTAAAGACTTATGTGCAAGAATCGAAGATGAACTGTCCAAAATCGCTGATAACGGACTGACCACCGGAAATCTGGATATGACATATAAGCTGATTGACATGTACAAAGATATCAAGAATACGCAGTACTGGGATAAGAAAGTAGAGTACTACAACACTGTCCTTGATGAGATGCGTGGCGGCGGATACAATGACGATTACAGCGAACGCGGAAGAAAACGCGACAGCATGGGGAGATACAGCTCAAATGATGGCAGAATGATGCCGGATTACGACAGAGGTAGCTCTTATGCCAGACGGGGCGAACATTACGTCAGAGGGCATTACAGCCGTTCTGACGGACGAGATGCTTATGACGACTATATGACGCAGAAACAGAGCTATCGTTCCGGCAAATCTGAGGACTGCAAGAGGAAGATGCTTGCCGCATTGGAAGAACACCTTGACGAGCTTACTACAGAAATGAGCGATATGTCCAAGGATGCAGAGTGCAGGGAAGAACGTGATCTTGTTAAAAGATACGTGGAAAAGCTCCGGGATATGCTCTAATTGGCTAAAACATGTACCACAACTTTTGGAAAGGTTTGTGGTACAATGTATTTATGAGGAAGATTCGTAAGTGGTTTCCGCCACTTGACATAGACATTTTTCATTGATTCCTCCTTTCTCGGGTGCGTGTCCTTAATAGAAAATGCAGTGGCCGGATTGTCACATAAGATGCATGAGGTTGAAAAGCGGATGCAATTTCCGACACGTGCCATTACTGTCTATATGACTTGCTCGCTCGCATAGACAGTACGCACCTCCTTGTAAAAGGTAAATGGGCGGACAGGCGCCCGGAACAACTCGTGGCAGGCATGACACGTTAAACACCTTGCTAACCCGGGAATCCGGGTTGACGAAATGTAGCTCAGGTGGAAGAGCGGAGGACGCATAGTCCTTGACGTCGGTGGTTCGAGTCCACCCTTTTCGATTACCTTGCCAGTGGTCTAACTGGCTTAATCCATACCTGCGGCGGCAGGTCAATAAACACGACCAGGAGGATATGTATGCAGAAACTTATTGACACATTAAAATCATTTGGAATCGAGATCCCGGAGGACAAACAGGCAGATGTTAAGAAAGCTCTCTCTGAGCATTATAAAAATGCTAAAGAAGTAGCAAAAACTCTGTCAAAAGTTGAGGGAGAACGTGATGACTGGAAAGAACGTGCTGAAGCAGCAGAGGAGACCTTGAAAGGCTTTGACGGTATTGACCCGGCAAATGTTAAAAGTGAGTTAGAGACCTGGAAACAGAAAGCGGCAGATGCAGAAAAAGAATTTAATGCAAAGATCTATGACCGTGATTTCTCAGACGCACTCAAAGCAGCACTCGATGATGTTAAATTTTCAAGCGAAGCGGCAAAGAAATCAGTCATGGCAGACATCAAAGAAGCAGGTCTTAAGCTGAAAGACGGCAAAATCCTTGGGTTGAACGATCTGATCGAACAGATGAAGCAGTCTGACGCATCCGCTTTTGTAGATGAATCTCAGCAGCAGGCTCAGCAGCAACAGGCAAGATTTACCACTCACGTTGGACATCAGCAGACACCGGGAAGCATGACGAAGAAAGATATCGAAGCAATCAAAGACCCGTCTGAGAGACAGGCGGCGATCGCTCAGAACATCCAGTTATTCCAGTGATTTTTTACACCGACTATACACCAGAGTATAGCCGCTAACCCAATACCTTAACAATTATGGGTAGAAAGGATTTTTTATATGGCAGCAAAAGCTAATCTTATCATGACGAATGATATTCAGGTCACAGCACGCGAGATTGACTTCGTTACCAGATTTGAAAGAAACTGGCAGCACTTACGTGATATTCTGGGTATCATGAGACCTATCAAAAAACAGCCGGGTGCTGTACTCAAGTCCAAGTACGCAGAGGGTACTTTGCAGAGCGGACTTGTCGGTGAGGGCGAGGAAATCCCTTACAGCAAGTTTACTGTAAAAGAAAAGAACTATGCGGAAATGACCATTGAGAAGTACGCAAAGGCTGTATCTATCGAAGCAATCAAGGATCACGGTTATGAGAACGCCGTTCAGATGACCGATGATGAATTCCTTTTCCAGCTTCAGACTGACGTTACCGGCAGATTTTACGATTATCTGAAAACCGGTACACTTACTTCCACAGAAACAACATTCCAGATGGCTCTGGCGATGGCCAAGGGTCGAGTAGAAAACAAATTCAAACAGATGCACAGGAATGTGACTGGCGTTGTTGGATTTGTCAATATTCTGGACGTATATGAATACCTTGGAGCAGCTGAGATTACTATTCAGAATCAGTTCGGTTTCCAGTACATGAAAGATTTCATGGGATTCAACACAATCTTCCTGTTATCTGACAGTGAGATCCCACGTGGACAGGTTATCGCTACTCCTGTCGAGAACATCGTACTTTACTATGTTGACCCGAACGAATCTGACTTCGCAAGAGCAGGTCTTGTGTATACCGTTTCCGGTGAGACAAACCTGATCGGATTCCATACTCAGGGCAACTATCACACAGCAGTGTCTGAGGCGTTTGCGGTTATGGGACTTACTCTTTTTGCGGAGTACATTGACGCAATCGCAGTAATCACCATTGATGAGACACCAACGCTTGGCACTCTGACAGTAAATTCCGTGGCTGGAACAGCAAGCGGTGATACAAAAATTACCGTAAATCCGACTAAGGAAAATGCCAACAACGTATATAAATACAAAGTTGCAGCAGATGCAGTAACTGTCGGATATGGCCAGAACCTCAGAAACTGGACTTCTTGGGACGGAAAAGCTGACATTAAGGCGGCAACTGAACAGAAGATCACAGTAGTTGAGTGTGACGGAACATACAAAGCACTGAATGCCGGAAGTGCGACTGTAACAGCAAAACCATAAATGTAGGAGGTAACTGGCATGGCTTATGCAGATTATAAATTCTATACAGAATCATTCGGCAATGTCGTGCCAGAAACCGAATTTCCACGACTGGCAGAAAGAGCCAGTGATTTTGTGGACACAATGACGTTTGACAGGTTGGTGGACGGACTGCCAACAAACGAACGTTCGCAAAAACGTATCAAAAAGGCGGTCTGTTCATTGACTGAATTAATGTATCAGATTGAACTTGCTGAGAAGAATGCTACCAATGCCGCTGTGAGCGGTACGTCAACCGCAATCGGGTCCGGTGGTAGCACGACAGGCATTGTAACATCTGTGTCTTCCGGCAGTGAATCCATCTCTTACGCAACGCCACAGCAAATTGGGGCAAGTGCAAAGGAATGGAGTGCGGTGTATGCTGCCGCCGGAGATGTGCAGAAAACGAACGACTTGCTCTTAAAGACAGCTTTGCCGCTTCTGATGGGAGTAAGGACGGATGATGGAATACCGATTCTTTATGCGGGGGTGTGAGTATGAAATGCAGACAGTGCGGAAAAGAACTTAAGCCACATTGGAGTACCGACATTTGCCTTGAATGTTCAAGGGAAAATATGAAAAAGATATTCAGAGAAAATCCCGAAGTAAAGCAGGCATTCCGTGAAACTATTGAAGAACTTAAAAAGCCTGAAAATGTTGAGAAAATGGCTAAAAATACAGCTGATTTTATGAATGCTATTCAGGCGTTAAGGGGTGATAAATAATGGACATTTCAACATTAGGCTCATGTATAGCAATCGTTATGATTTGCTATATCGTAGGAATGGGCTGCAAAGCATCAAAAAGAATCTCTGATGAATGGATTCCAGTAATCATGGCGGTTATTGGTGGAATTCTCGGAGCAGTCGGAATGGGAGTTATCCCGGACTTCCCGGCAACGGATTATATCACAGCGGTTGCGGTCGGTATGTTTAACGGATTGTCGGCTACTGGTGTGAATCAGGTTATTAAGCAGACAGTGCAGAAAGAGTGATTTTATGGGTGGACGTGGTGGAAGTAGTGGACTAAGTTCCAGCGGAACCAGCGGACTTGATGTAATCAGAAATGGTGAAACAACGAGGTATTATTTCTCAAACAAGAACGGGCGGCACTACTATCAGATTGGAATAGGTGGTGCGCCACAGCCTACTCCGCTGAATATGTCTGCGAGTGAATTCAAAAAAAGAGCAGTATCCAACGGTGCTACTGTGAAAAATATCTCCGCGTCTGAGATGAGAAAAGATCAAAAAGCGTATAAGGCTGATCGTAAGGCGACAAATACATTCTTAGACAGAGAAACAGCATCGAACAGGACGCTGTCCAGTGGTTCGAGAGCAGATGCAAAAGTCAACCGCGTAAACCGCCGCAGACGTCGAAGAAAATAGCCTATGGCAAATAAAGAGACAAGCATAGCTTACGAAAATCTAAACCGCCGTATCTTTCCTGGCATTGGTGAATATGGTATACCGCAGATACAACCTGAGACATTCGAGGGCAATTGCGAATTTGTCGGTTTTAATTATGCCAGAGGAAAATGCAATAATCCAGAAGAGAAAGCTGTTCATTTCTTTTTGGACGATTATCAGTTTGATGCACTATGGAGAAATCCAGACAGGTACGTGGATAAGCTGAGCAAATTCCGGTACATTCTAACACCAGATTTCAGCACCTACACCGACTTCCCTAAAGCTATCCAGATATACAACCATTACCGCAAGCACTGGATAGGTGCATATTTGCAAGAATATGGTTGCCGTGTTATTCCAACAATATCATGGAGTACACTTGATTCTTACGATTGGTGTTTTGATGGAGAACCAGAGGGTGGAACAGTGGCGGTATCTTCAGTTGGCTGCATGAATAGCAAGAAAAAGAAAGAACTATTTCTTTCCGGCTATAATGCTATGATTGAACGATTACACCCAGAAAGCATTGTCTTTTACGGGAAAGTGCCGGAAGAATGCAAAGGTAATATTGTTAGAATCAAGGCATTCCACGACAGATTTTCAAAAGCAATATGTGAAGGATAGGAGGGTATCATGTACGAAAAAACGGTGACGATTTTTAATTATTACGAATCAGCCACGACAGGAGATGCGTACTGGTATCCTCATGTTTTATCCGGTGCTGACCTCATTACGGACAAGGGAGCAATCCTTAAAAAGTACGGGCCAGACGCAACTGACAACGCACAGTTACACGTTCGATATACCGTCCAGAACGGCGATATAACCATTACTGATAAAAACGGTAAGATTCTCCCATGGATTCCGCCTAAAGAGTGGAAAAGGCAGATTAACAACGCTCTAGAGGATACTATCACATTCTCAGATGAATCGTTCTTCTGGGAGGGCGAGTGGACTGGTGGGACGGTAACTGATGGTGATTATCGGAGCGGATTCTATCAGTACATGAACGAGAACAAGGATAACGTATTCAAGATTACCAGTGTAGGCGGTCCGTATACACTGATTCCACATTTTGAGATTCTGGGTAAGTGATATGAGTAAAATTCATCATTTCAAAGGGTTCTCCGTAGTCGATGGAGATATGAAAATCAAGCTAAATATGGACAGGTTCTCCAGACAGTATCAAGAAGCTCAGTATCTCCTTGATGGAATGGTTATGGACAGTATGGTTCCGTTTATGCCGATGATTTCGGGAGATTTTATTGATAAGACAAGGGCAAAAAGCTCCTCTATGCAAGGCACGGGCTTTGTTTGTGCGGCGGCAGAGCCTTATGGTAGATTCCTTTATATGGGAAAAACGATGGTGGACGAGCTGACTGGAAGTCCTTACGCTCGGCAGTATGCCAAGAAAGTCCTTGTCAGTCAATTCTCTGGCCAGACAGCCGCAAAGGAAAATCTTGAATACACCAAACAGGCACACCCGCAGGCACAAGCAAAGTGGTTCGATGCCGCTAAACGGCAATACGGCAGTACATGGATTCGTAAAGTAAAAGCACAGGCAGGAGGTGGCAGACATGGCGGATAAACCTATCGGAAAAGATGCAACTGGATATGAGATTCTGACAGATGCCATGAAAGCACTTCTGAACCAGTATCCGGGACTATATGAAAATGAAACAATCAAGTTTGAGGAACTTGGCAAGGAGTCCGGAATTGCGTTCTCGGCAGACAACGGGGCGCTGATCTATTTAGAAAAAGAAAATGTCTGCGGAACGATGCATCAGGTATGCCAGTATCCATTTTACGTGGTATACCGCACAGCATCTGACAAGGAAAGGCAGAAACTATCTGTTCAGAAGTTCCTTGACAATCTCGGTAAATGGATATGTCGAGAACCAGTTATTATAAATGGCTCTGAGACACGTTTAAATGTGTTCCCTGAGCTTTCACAGGGACGAGTGATAAAACGTATCACACGTGATAATTCCTATGGTTTAGAACCACAGGAGAGCGGCGTACAGGATTGGTTATTGCCATTGTCAGTGCGCTATGAAAACACATATGAAGTAATATAACGAGTAACAACCGGCTATCAATTAGAGATAGCCGCTAACCTACACAGCCTTTTAAAAGTTATAGGCAGAAAGGACATTTCTATGGCAGTTACAGGCAAGATTGACCGTAAATATATGGCTCATTATATCGATGCAGGTTCTCTCTGTGGAGGACTGACACCGAAGTATGAGCGCCTTGGAAAGGATCTGGAAGAGTACAATGTAGAACTCAATCCAGATACTGAAATATCTAAAAACATTCTCGGAGAATCCACGTTCAAACACAATGGCTACGAAGTTTCTTCTGATGCTGATCCGTTCTATGCAGATACCACATCAGACCTGTTCACAGCGTTGCAGAAGATTGTAGATGGACGTCTCAAAGATGACAACCTCAAAACAAAAGCAGTTGAGGTTCATCTGTGGACAGAAGCTACAGCAGGAAAGTATGAAGCATACCAGCAGGATTGTTATGTTGTGCCGACCTCCTATGGCGGTGATACATCCGGTTATCAGATTCCGTTTACTGTCAACTATGTTGGCGAACGTGTAAAAGGAAAATTTGATATCAGTTCCGGTACATTCACAGCCGACAGCGAATAAGCACATATACAAGGAGGACATGCTAAATGGCAAAAGTAATTAATACCAAAATTGACGATGGAATTCTCATTTTCACATTCACTAACAACGAAAACGAAGTTTTTTCTTCTTTTAAGCTGAATCCGACCGATATCAATGTAGCAGCACGTGCAGAGGAGCTGACAGAATACTTTGAGCAGCTTAAGGATTCTATCCAGAAAGTCACTTCCGGCAAAGAAATGGCTGAACTCAATAAACAGATTGAAGACAAAATCAACTATCTGCTCGGATACGAAGCATCTAAGGACCTGTTTAAGGAACCCATTACAGCAACCACCGTGTTCGGCAATGGTCAGGTATTCGCTTATATTGTTCTGGATAAGATCGCAGAAGCAATTGCGCCGGAAATCGAAAAGAGAAAAAAGAAAATGCAGGCAGCAGTCAATAAGTATACGGAGAAGTATGCGAAATGACCGCCTATGAGCTTCCCACCTCACTAAACATAAGTGGGGTGGATTTTTCTATCAGGACAGATTTTCGTGCGATTATAGATATTCTGATTGCCATGAATGACCCAGAACTGGATGAGCAGGCGAAAGCGGTAGTTATGTTACAGATTCTGTTTGAGGACTGGCAAAGTATACCGGCTGAGTGCCTGGATGAAGCTTGTCAGAAAGCATCAGAGTTCATCGACTGCGGACAGTTGGACGATAATCCGAACCACCCAAAGCCACGTTTGATGGACTGGGAACAGGATGGAGACATGATCGTTCCGGCAGTAAACAAGGTTACCGGTAAAGAAATCAGAGCCGTACCGTATATGCACTGGTGGACGTTTTTCGGATATTTCATGGAATCTGGCGAATGTCTGTTCAACACAGTTGTTGGAATCCGCTCTAAAAAGGCGAAGGGTGAAAAGCTCGATAAATGGGAAAAGAAATTCTATCAGGAAAACAAGAATATTATTGACATAAAGACACGTCTCAGCGAAGAAGAGCAAGCGTATAAAGATGCGCTGAATGAGATGTTGAACCTCAAATAGTTAGGAGGTGGACACATGGCTGCTGATGGCTCAGTCATTATTGATACCAGGATTGATACATCAAATATAAAAAGCGGTGTATATGATATAAAACAGTCATTTGGTGCACTGAGCGGAAAAGTAAAGCAAATTTCTAGCAATATTACATCTTTTTTTTCTAAATCATCTGTTGATACAGTAAAAGTTGTAAAAACTGAAAATGCAAAAATAAGCGCAATATTAGAAGATACTTCAAAAAGCGCAAAACAAAAAGCTGCATTAATCGCTTCTATATATAGAAAAGAGGGGTACTCTGCAAGTGAAGCTTTTGCTACTGCATGGAGCCATATTGAAAGAAGCAGTTCTGGTTCGACAGCAAGAGTAAAAAAACATATCCGTGGAATTGGAAATCAATCTAAGAAAACGTCCGATGATATGCAAAGAGAATTTTCAACTGGCTTTAGTAATGTAGCTAGCTCTGCTTCGTCTAAGTTGAAAGGGATAGCTTTACTAATTGGCTCGGCGTTTGCTGTTGGTAAGCTAATTCAATTTGGTAAGGAATCTATAGAGCTTGGTTCCGACCTCGCAGAAGTTCAGAACGTGGTCGATGTTACATTTACCACCATGTCCGACAAAGTAAATGAATTTGCGAAGAATGCCATGACCTCAGCCGGATTATCTGAAACAATGGCAAAAAGGTATGTCGGCACGTTCGGCGCAATGTCCAAGTCGTTCGGATTCTCCGAAGCGCAGGCTTATGATATGTCAACGGCTCTAACGCAGCTGACTGGTGATGTAGCATCATTCTATAACATTAGTCAGGACTTGGCTTATATCAAGCTGAAATCAGTGTTTACGGGTGAAACAGAAACGCTCAAGGATCTCGGCGTGGTAATGACCCAGTCAGCACTTGACCAGTATGCACTTGCCAACGGCTACGGCAAAACCACATCTGCTATGACTGAACAGGAGAAAGTAGCTCTCCGCTTGGCTTTTGTGCAGAAACAGTTATCAGCCGCATCTGGAGACTTTATCCGTACTTCTGACAGCTGGGCGAACCAAGTGCGAGTAATGCAGTTGCAGTTGCAGTCTCTCAAGGCAACAGTTGGACAGGGATTGATTAATATTTTCGCGCCTGTTCTGAAAGTTATTAATGTTCTGCTAGGCAAACTGGCAACTCTGGCAAATGCATTCAAGTCATTTACGGAGCTTATTACCGGCAAGAAATCATCTGGTCAGACAAGCGGAGGTGGAGCAGGTCTTACAGGCAATGCGGGTGGTGTGCAGGATACAGCAGATGCTTACGGGCAGGCAGCGGACAACGCCGGTAAGTTGGCAGATTCTACGGAAGATGTAGCTGATGCCACAAAAGATGCGGCAAAAGCGGCAAAAGGATATCTTAGTCCACTTGATGAGATTAATCGGTATTCTATACAGGATGCATCATCAACAGCAAGCAAAACTCCGTCGACATCCGGTAGTGGGAGTGGCGGCGGAACATCTCTTCCGAGTGCGGTCAGTAACGTAGATTACGGAAAAGTAGCAGAGGGTGAAACCGCTCTGGACAAAATCAGCAAATCAGCTGAAAAGCTTGCGAAGCTCTTAAAAAGGCTCTGGAAACCATTTCAGGACGCTTGGAAAAAAGAGGGTAAGAACACCATTAGTGCGGCGCAGATAGCCTTGTCGGGAATCGCAAAGCTCGCTAAGAGTGTAGGCAGGAGCCTTGTAGAAGTCTGGACAAATGGCACAGGTACGACAATGCTTACAACCATGCTGAGGATTGCTCAGAATGTGCTTAAAACTATTGGAAATATTGCTTCCGGTTTTGCTGACGCATGGAACAAGAATAATGTCGGAACGCAGATTATCCAGAATATTGCAAATGCTCTTGTGGTAGTTATGCAGTTCATTGAGAGGATTGCCGCAGATACGGCGACATGGGCGGCGAACTTGGATTTCTATCCATTGTTGGAATCTATCAGTAATTTGACAAGTGCATTTGCACCAATTCTGGAATCCATTGGAAATGTACTTGAATGGATTTACAACAACATTGTCCTCCCGATGCTAAAATGGGTCATTGAGGTAGGGCTTCCGACAGTGATTAATCTGGTGTCAAAAGTAGCTACGTTTCTCGCCGATCATCAGTCGATCGTTGAAGCGTTCGGTGCGGCCCTGATCGGGGCTTTCGCGGCGGCGAAGATTGCAGGATTGGCATCGATAATCATTAAAAACGTGTCTGGAATCGCTATGGCCGCAAAGGGGCTTATCTCGTTAATTACTGGTACAGGCGGCATCATGGGCGGTATCAAAGCCATTGCAACAGCTATCGGACCAGGTGGAGTCTTTGTTCTTGCAGTCGGCGCATGTATTGCGATTGGTGTATTACTGTACAAAAACTGGGACAAAATCAAAGAAATGGCTGGAAAGGTATGGGATTGGATTTCTAATAAAACAAGGCGTTTTGTTGAGGATATTGGGAATAAGCTCAGAGGTCTAGCTACCAAAATGACGACCATTTGGGGGAACATAAAAGCCAGCGCGCATCAGAAATGGAATGCTATATGGTCTACTGTTAGTGGCTTTGCTGAAAGAATCAAGAACGCTATTGTTGATAAATTCACATCCGCCAAAAACACTGTAGTCGATGTATTTAACGGAATGAGAGATGCTATCAGGTCTGTTCTGAACAATATCATAAGTGTTGTAAATGGCGCTATCAGCAAAGTAAACGGAGTTGTTAGTGCGATTGAATCAGCATTCTCTTTCGGCCCATGGAAAGTACCGACTCCATTCGGCTCAAAGACTATCGGGTTTAAAGCTACTTTCCCAAGAGTTCCGACAGTTCCGTATTTGGCTAAAGGCGCAGTCATTCCACCAAGAAGCGAGTTCCTTGCAGTCTTAGGAGACCAGAAGCAGGGTAACAACATCGAGACACCGGAAGCTCTGCTTAGAAAGATCGTCCGAGAAGAAACAGCAGGAAGACAGACAGGTGGTGGAAGTTACCGATTTACAGCGCAGATCAACCGCAGGACACTGTTTGACGAGATGATGAAAGAAGCGCAAATGAGACGAGATACAAGCGGTAGAAACCCGTTTGAGATGGCATAGGAAGGAGGGCGTTATGGAAAAATATAAAATCAACGGAACAGTGATATGGCAACCGGATAAAGACCTTGAGCTCTCCTTTGCTACGACTTACACAGAATCAAGTCAAAGAACACAGTACGGTGTAGGCTACTTCACGCCGATGTTTACTGTAGAGCGGTATACGTACAAGGCCAGTGATCTCCCAATGGAGGAATCAACCAAAATTTTGCAGATGGTAGCGAAAGGATATAAATTTACGCTACATTATTTTTCACCGTATTACGGAGTTTGGAGAGACGCTCCGTTCTACGTGGGTCAGACACAAAACATAGCTATCGGGGAACTGTCGGACGATAGAAAGATTATGTCATCGTTAGAATTTAACATGATAGGGGTGAATCCGCTGTGATTAATGTAAGTAACGCATTTAGAGAAAAACTTGAAGCTGGTGAGCCGGTCAGAATGGTAGTGGATATCACCTTTCCTGACGGGACGAAAAAGACTATTAATGAAGATATCATGAACGGCGGCAACGGGTTTTCCGACTGCGCAGAGAGCAGTAGCTTTCCGGTCGGTGCTACTGTCTGCAAAACACTGACGCTGAGTATCAATAACGATCAGGAGCAGTGGAAGAACTACAACTTTTACGGAGCTAAGATTCATGTTTATCTGAAGCTTCAGACGTCGTATGCAGCACCGGAATCTGTAAGCGCACTGTTAGATGAAAGTTATAACCCGATTCTGGACAGTACCGGAGACCCTATTATTGCAACACAGGCAGCCACAAAAGATATCATCGAAACTATTGACAAGGGAGTCTATACAGTCACTACGCCAGAGCAGTATTCAGATATCATCAATGTTACAGCACTGGATGATATGTATAAGGCAAATAAGACATATACCAGCGGATTAAAACTGCCGCAGTCGCTCATTAACCTTGTCAGAGATGCTTGTAAGACTGTCGGCATAGGCATGAATCTGACTATGGAACATGGCGATATTATAATAAGAAGCGTTCCTGACAGTATGACGTTTCGCCAGCTGTTTGGATATGCGGCCATGGTTGAGTCTGCGAATGCCCGGATTGATTATTCCGGGAATCTACAGTTTGTAAAATGGGACTTTGGGAAAATGGAATCTGACAATGCTGCGACCGTGGACGCAGATGGGTTTATTCATTTCGGTGATGCTAACCCGTCTATTGATACCGACGGCTTTGTTTCTCTGCCAGGATGGACTATTAACGCAGAGGGATTCCTGGCTCTCACATCCGGCCCAGGCAGTGACGTTCAGAGATTGATGGCCTATGCGAACCCACCTGCGCTTTCCAGTGATGATATAGTCATAACCGGAATTAAGGTAACGAACGGGCGATCAAACGACGATACTGATACTGATTATTTCGGCATGTACGGAGATGAAGGGTACGTCCTCGAACTTGAGAACGAGCTGATTGATACCGATCAGCTTCAGACAGTAGCGAATATCATCGGTGAACAGATTGTAGGGGCGCGATTCCGGAATCTTGAGGGCGATCTGGTATACGACCCGCTCGTCGAGTTTGGCGACATGGTGTACACTTACGACCGATCAGGGAATAAGTACCTTACACCTCTGACGGACGTTTCCGGAAACGTGGGCGGTCTGACTACAGTTAAGACGCAGGCCGATGATCCGATCAGGGGCAGCAGTGACTTTTACGGGAATATCACAAAAGCTATAGTTGCGGCGCGTCAGATGGTCCGAAAAGAAACATCCGCAAGAGAAGAGGCTATACAGAGATTAGCTGAAACACTCAATTCTTCAAGCGGCCTGTATATGACGCAAGAGCCACAACAGGACGGCAGTATCATATACTATATGCACAACAAAGCAACCATGGCAAAATCTAACATAATCTGGAAACTGACGGCGGAGGCATTTGCCGTGTCGATTGATGGCGGAAAAACGTATCCTTACGGCTTTGCGGTAACTGGCGAATTAATAACCAGACTGCTCTATGCAGAGGGCATCAATGCTGATTATATCAACGCAGGAACGCTCATCGTAAGAGATAAGAGTGGGAATGCGATATTTGAAGCGGATATGGACACCGGATCAGTTACTCTTGATGGGAGTTACGTGACCATCGGCGGCAAGCCACTTGATGAAAAGATTGAAGATGTTGAGAACATGGCAGCTCTGGCCAGAAACATGACCATGCAGCTTGATAACGACTATCAGGGAATCCCGGTTGACAGCGACGGTAACTATACAGAGTTCCCGGAGTGCACCACAACAGCGACCGTCATGTACGGCACACAGGATATTACAGACAACTGTACGTACACGATTACGACGTCCCAGAACATACAGGGAAACTGGGATAAGGAAACTAAGACATACACCGTCACCGGCTTGACTGCAGACAGCGGATGGGTGAACATCAAGGCGGCATATCTGAATAACCTTGTCGTATCGAAACAGTTCTCACTTGCGAAACAGTACGCCGGGCCGCAAGGAATCCCGGGCGTTGGAACAGATGGAAAGACAACGTATCTGCATATCCAGTACGCACCGGTACAGAACCCGACAGCGGCACAGATGAGCAAGACACCAAACAAATACATCGGAACTTATACGGACTTTTCCGGCGTTGACAGTACAGACCCAAGCAAGTACACGTGGGCAAAATTCGAGGGCGACCAGGGCGCACAAGGGCCAAAGGGAGCAGACGGCAAGTCGTCTTATACGTGGATGAAATACGCCACAAGACCGGATGGACTTGACATGTCAGACAACCCGGATTATGTACCGCTGTTAGACAGCGCTGGCAGTCCGATTCTGGACAGCGCCGGAGAGCAAATCTATACGGTGACACAGGCGACCTATATCGGCATTGCAGCAAATAAGGATACGGCTACAGAAAGCACTAATCCGGCGGATTATACATGGAGCCGGTTCCGTGGCGTTGATGGATATGACGGTAAGGACGGAGCGAACGGCATCCCGGGAAAAGATGGTAAAGACGGAAAGACACAGTACACGCACCTTGCTTATGCCAACAGTGCGGATGGAACGAAAGATTTTTCGGTAAGTGACGGAAACCGTGAATATATTGGAATGTACGTGGACTTCGTGGAAGCCGACAGCACCGACCCGACAAAATACACGTGGTCGCTGATTAAGGGAGCAAACGGAGCACAGGGCGTGCCGGGAACACCGGGAGCGAACGGAAAGACGCCGTACTTCCATATCGCATATGCGAATAGTGCGGATGGTAGAACAGGCTTCTCCGTAGATGATAGTGTCAATAAGCTGTATATCGGTCAGTATACCGATTACACGCCGGACGATAGCACCGACCCAGCGAAATACAGTTGGACAAAGATTAAGGGTGAACAGGGAACTGCCGGAAGGACTTATTTCTTCCAGTCAAACGCCGATGTGTTACTGATGGGGGCTGACAAGAAAATAACACCGGCGCCACTCATTGTAGATTCATTCTATCGTGACGGGAACGGAGAAGTTGCACAGTCGCAAAAAGGTTGGTGGAAACTTGAAAAATCCACCGACAACGGCGCTACATGGTCGGCACTCACGGTATCGCAGACTGCGGCACTTGACCGGTTGAATATTAATGTCAATAGCCTGTCGCTCAAAGCTCACGACATGCTCAAGGTGTCATTGTACTTTGACCAGTCAAAAACCAAGCTTGCGGACTACCAGACATATTCCGTTGCGGTTGATGTGGCATCACTGACACAGGAACAGATAGTTGATATCCTGTCGGATGATGGGAAGTTCAAGGGTCTGTACTACGAAAAAGATGAAAGTGGAAACCAGACACTGTTTATCTCATTCAATGCCATGAAAGGTGGCGTCATCAGTCTTGGCGGCACGAATAATGGAAACGGTCAGTTGAAGATTTACGATGCTGACGGAAATCAGATATCGAGATTAGGATATACCGGATATGTCGTACTTAACAAGAACACCGGAAACCCGATGGTATCTCTTAACACTGCCGGATTGCGATTGTATACGGACTACACAGACGCAGACAACTACAATGCACTGATGCTTGGAAAATACGGACTGTACGCACAGAAAGTTCAAAATAACGTGCCTGAACTTTGGATGGAAGGTGATACGAGCAAAAAATGGGAAGGCTATATTGTTCGCTATCTGAACAACAAAGTCCGAATAAATACAAACTCACTTTTTACGGACGGATGCGAACTTGGAGCAAATTTTTCGACAGATGGAAGTGCAACTATTGGTAAAAGCTTGAGCGTAGGCGGAAACGCAACTGTCAATGGAACCCTTATGTTTTACGACTTGGAAAATCAAGCAAAAACATCCGGCAAAGTCAAAAGACAACCGGTAGCGTCCGTAAGCGCAGATGATTCGCAAGTGGCCTATCTTTTTTCGGGAACAGGCAGTAAGCACGGAGATGCGGCAACATACAGACGTTTAGGAATCCGTGCTAAATGGGGTGGATCTGGCTTTAACACAGACTATTTATATACAACCTCACAAGTTTCCGACATCCGCTTAAAAGAAAACATCGAAAACAGCGAAACAGACGCTCTCGAAACGGTTAATCAAATGAAAGTCCGTCAGTTTGACTGGAAAGAGCGGATGGGTGGATGGCATCAAAACATCGGTTTCGTGGCGGACGAACTGGAAGAAATCGACCCGAACTTGGCTCTGGGCGGCGGATATGACGAAAACGGCGAGATGGATATTAAACAGATTAACAGCCCGTATCTTCTCAACTACGCCATTAAAGCCATACAGGAACTTAGCGCAAAGGTTGACGAGCAAGAAAAACATATCAAAGAGTTAGAAAGGAGATTACAATAATGGGAAAATTTAACGAGTATTCACAGAAAGCAACACCGGCGGACAACGACACACTGATGATTTACGACGCAACATCGAAGGCAAACAAGCTTTCGCCGTTCAGCGGAATCTGGAACTGGATCGTTGAGAAACTGACCAATGCGGTCATCAGCAACTTGCAGACGAGCAACAAGACGGTACTGGGGGCGATTAATGAATTAAATAGTAACTTCAATAATAAGGCGTATTCTACTAATTTTGACACGCGTGCTTTAGAAACTATTGAAATTAATTTAGGAGGAACTGCTGACGCTGCTGCTGAAATTCTTTTAATGGATAAATATCGGATGTTTTTCGTCCATGCATATTCTGCCGATGGAAAGACTATTGGAGAAATAGTTACCAAATCAATCTATGGTGATAATGTAACACCAGCAACTAACAACACTATCATTTCGATTCACGTTGGCTCATGGGATTCTGGAACTGCAATTATATCATACACTCAGGGGCGTCCTTCGCTTTCAATAAAATAGTAAGCCCTTTCTGAGGTACGAAAAAGCATTTGGCGAATCGCTTACTATCAAAAATGTACGTGCTGCCACTCATGGATTAATCATAATCGAGAAAGCGATGGTTGTTTTCTACCTCGGAGGTTCTATCAATATTGGTTATACCGTGACCACATCAGCACTTCCGGACGGTATCACTGTCAGCAATTCGGATAGGACCGTAACAATAAAATCGACAAAAACTCAGATGATCACATGCTTTTATGCTTTTTTATAATTTTCCTCTTCCCATTTTGTTGATTAAGAAACTTTGAAAATTTCATAAAAAGGAGTTGATAAATTGGAAATTAAAGGTATTGACGTATCATCCAATCAAGGAAAACCGGACTGGCCGAAAGTAGCTAAATCCGGTATTAAATTTGCGATTTTGAGAGTGCACCAGAGGTCCGGCGTTGACGGTTCATTCGAGTACAACTACAAGGGATGCAAGAACAACGGAATCCTTATCGGTGGGTATAAATATTCTTACGCCCTGACACCGGCACAGGCTATTGACGAAGCGGAGGATGTGATCGCCGCACTGAACGGACGTGGACTGGATTTTCCAGTATTCTACGACCTTGAGTGGTCTAATCAGCGGAAGCTCGGCAAACAGGCTATTGAGAACATTGCAGTCGCATTTCTGACAAGAATGAAGAAAGCCGGTTATAAGGTCGGTATTTACTGCAATTATGACTGGTATAAAAAATACTTGTCAAATGCTCTGAAGCAGTACGATTGTTGGATTGCGAACTATCCCAAAAAAGAACTGGATAACGGAACATTGCAGGAAAGACTGAGAGTTCCAGTTGGTGTAGGCTGGCAGTATTCAGAACATGGAAAAGTATCAGGAATCAGTGGAAATGTTGATATGGATGTGTTCTACAAGGACTATAGAGGAACAGCACAGAAAGGAGAAACTAAAATGGTAAAAATCAGTAACTGTGGGCATGACGAAAACGGAAGATATGCAGGTGGAAAAGCAGGAGATCAGACTGGGACAGAGTATCAGATCATGAACTGGTACAGCAGACCGTGGCTCTGCGTCCTGAGATTTAATGATGCTAAAATCGCATCCATGATTGCAGACATGGCGACAAAAGCAGCGCAAAACAATCTCATCGGCTACGATCAGGGTACCGCCGGAAACAGCAATGACCGGTATACGTTCTGGCAGCACCTGAAGGCAAGTAACTACGATCCGGCGCAGATCACGGTAGCTTGTGAATCTGATTGCAGCGCAAGTACAGCAGCTATCGTCAAGGGCGCTGGATATCGCTTAAATAACGCAAAACTCAAAGCGGTCAGTATCTATCTGACAACACGGAACATGAGGGCCGCAATGAAGGCTGCCGGTGCGAAAGTACTGACGGATAGTAAGTATCTGACATCCGGTGACTATCTAAAGGCAGGAGATATCCTCTTGAATGATAACCACCACGTGGCTATCGCCGTTACCACCGGCGCAAAAGTAAGTACGCCTTCAACCACGCTCACCGGTACTTTCCAGACAAGACTCCCGATTCTGAGAAAAGGCAGTTCCGGTACAGCTGTGGCAATGCTTCAGGCAATGCTCGGGGTAGAAGTTGATGGACAGTTTGGGAACGACACATATAATTCCCTCAAAGTTTTCCAGAAGAATGTTGGCGTGACTGCAAATGGAACTTGCGGCATTGATACCTGGAAGAGAGTGATTGAGCATATGAAAGCAAATACGAAATAACGTTCTGATTGATTTTTCCTTCAGAACAAGGTATACTATCAACAGCCGCACAGGGGTTGAACTTATGATGTAAAGTTTCCTGTGTGGCTAGCACAAGTTGATAGTGCAGACTGATTCCACCGTGCATGAACGGAAGAGCTGTATGTCCCAATTCGGGGGCTGTTAGCAGCGGCACGAGTGGACAGTCAGAAAAAGAGTTGGGCCTAAAAACCCGACTCTCTTTTTTTACGTCAAATTGCGACATTTTAATAAGATATAGATTTTCACGGTTAGTCACAAATTAGTCACAAACGAAGTCCTGAAACCCGCATAAACAAAGGATTCTTGAAGATTTTCATTAAAATTAGATTAAAGAAAATGTCTTTGCGAAATCCCTTGTAAAATGCGGAAAAGCCAGTAAAATCAAGGCTTTGCAGACTTTTGTTAGAGTAATTAAGACAGTTTAAAAAAGATAAAAATAGGAACGGTTAGTCACAGTTAGTCACAAATGGGACTTTTATCTTTTCAATCTCTGCCCGGAGTTCTTCCAGGGTTCTGTGACCGTATACAGCGTTCGTAACATCGTTTCCGAACGAATGCCCCAACATCCTCTTCCGGTCGTTCTCCCGGACGCCGTATTTTTCACACAGGGTAGAAAAAGTATGCCGACAATCGTGTGGCGTGTGTTTCGGGTTGCCGGTTATTTTCAAGCGTTCCAATGTAGGGTAGAACAGGGCGTTTCGGTGCTGCGTCTGGGAATAGATGCAGAGCTTACCGTTTTGCGTCAGGACCTTGTTCTTCGCAAACTCATATATGGACGGATGGATCGGAACGATCCTGTCTTTTCCGGCTGCAGTTTTGATGCCGCCCTGGAAATATCTCTCTTCAAGATTAGTCGTAAGCTTCAGGACCTCGCCAATTCTCCAGCCGGAGTAACACATAATCAGAATGAGCTGCACTTCTGGGTCGTCGGTGTTCTGCCAGAGCGTCTGAAGCTCCGAATCGGAAAACGGGGTCCCATGCTCAACGTCATCTTTTGCTTTGACAGAAACATACAGTGCCTTGTTTTCCGTGACTATCTCTGAGTAGATTGCGAATTTATACATTTGTTTAAAAAGCATGAGAATCGTGTTTAGACTCTGCTTTTTGAGCGGGCAGTCGTCAATAACCTTTTGCAGATCCGGTGCTTTCAAGTCTTCAAATGCACGATCATACAGGGGCTTACTGTTAAGATACCCGCAATGGTATGCGTTCTTTGAAGACTTCGATAGATCAGTGTCTTCCGGGAACTTCCATGCCATGAATTTTTCATACACCTCTGAGAACGTTAATTTGTGCGTTTCCGGGTGTTTTTCCTCTGTGCCCTTAAATGTATTGTAGTCTGACAGAATACGGCTTACAAGGGCGTCTGCGTCCGTTGTAGGGGCAATCTCAAGTTCCTTTTCCATACCTGGCTTGTACGTCCCAGCTTTGTAAGCTGTCAGAACGGCGAACCCTTTCAGATAGTCGTCAACGTAGCAGATCGCAGGCGGACGGATCGCTTTCCCTGTTGCGTCCAGCGTTGCCGGTGGGTGCACTGCATAGCAGTTTCTTCGACCCTTGCCAAGATAGCGGATAGAGCCGAAACTGTTTGGCAATTTCGGGTACTTCTTTCTTTTTGCCATGATTTTCCTCCTTGTATAAAAACAGCCCCTGCCGTTAAGCAGGAGCTAGTCTGGTTTACTCAATCTCGTCAATGTCAAAAGAATATCCAAGGACTTCTCCAACATCTGTGCATTTTCCTTTTAATGTTACTTTATCGCCTTTGGTAAGAGATGCTACCTTTGATTTTTGCTCGTCATTTTTGATATTACACTGTACGCCAATGATTTCAAAGTCGCCGTCGGCTGTGAGACTGATGTATTTTCCGGAAGCGTCAATGTTACTGAGATTTCCGGTGATTTCGAGATATTTGCCTTTGTATTTATCAGATGCGCCCATTGCATTACTATCAAGATCGGACATCATATCGTTAACGGAAACGGCAGTGTACTCGATTGGCGCAGCTTCTTCTTTTTGTTTAGTAGTAGTTTCTTTCTTTTCTGAAGAAGTAGCGGTTGCTGCGCTTTTATCTGATTCTGAATCACTTTCACCCGCTACAGCTCCGATGATAGCTCCAACAAGGATTATCAGTACAACCCATTTGAGCTTTCCGCCTTTTAATTTTTTCCGGCACTGCGGGCAGACTTTAGCATCTGCCGGAATCTCTGTTTTACAATATTTGCATTTCTTTGTTTTCTCTTCGCTCATGTTTTATTTCCCTCCAATGACGTAGTTTTCATATTTTTCTCTTATTTTCGCAAGTTCTCTTTGCCTGATCGGGACGATCGCGCCAGATACCATCGTAAAAAAATAGCTTACTTCGCTTACCTCGTCCATATTAACTATATAGCTCTGGTGGCAGCGCAAAAATCTTCCGTCAAGACTCTTTTCGATATCATTGAGCTTTCCTCGTTCCTTGTGCGATATTCCGCACGTGCAATGGACCATTATGTATTTGTTCTGGCTTTCGATGTATTCAATATGCCGGAATTCAGCTCTGTGAAAGTAGTCCTTGTTCTTGATAGTAAGCGTTTTTTCACGGATATTTTCAAGCGTCTGCTTAACAACTGAATACATTCTTCCATGCTCAGAGCCTTTAATGATGTAATGAACCGGCAGCACATCAAGTGCATCAAATACATATTCTTTGCGTTCTGTCCAAAAAGTGATATTTCCATAGTATCCGATTTTTCTTAATCTTTTGGCAATCTCTATGCCATTTTCTCCGTTAATGGAGACATCAAGAATTATTATGTCATACCATTCACCATCTGAAACATCGTCGATCAAAGGCTTTCCGCTGGTGTAGGTGGCTAATGTATATCCACCATCACCATGCTCTTTTAGATATCGGTCAATGCTATTTTTGAAAATCTCAATCCGTAAATTATCATCGTCACAAATCGCAATTTTCATGTAAATCATTCCCTTGTAAACATTGTTTTCGCCATTTGCAAAAAAAAG